ACCTTGTAGAATTCTTTTACGTTCTACGAATTTATTGAACATTACAAACAACTCTTTAAAATCTCTCTACACAAATCTTCAGGTATCTTACTTCTCTCATAAGCATTTGAACGTCCTTGGGTTCCGGTTTTGGATCCACGTGGAGCCGCAACGTGACAAGGTGAACCATTCTTACACATAGGTTTTGGAATCCACACATCACTGTTAGTCCATATGTCCGTTGGTTTCATTCTTTCATCGCCATATTGACAATAAGTTACAGTGTTTCGTTTGAACTTGTCCATAAATGGCATCTTACGAAGAACACCTCTCGGGTTTTCAATAAACCAATATGTTGGATTAAAATGTTCAATCACTTCGATGGTTTTCTTAACCAACTCAATACCTAAACGTGCGGTATCTGTCTTAGGAATGTAGGCACCTTTACCTCCAGTCCAATGATGTCCTAAAGCCGCAACACTGAAACCTGTGCAAGGTGGTGATGCCCAAATTACGTCGGGTTGAAAGGGAACTTTGGTAACATCAAAATCTAAGATACTAACCGCGTAATGTATTCCATCAAATGGTGTAAGGTCAGATGAAAATACTTCCATTCCCAACTCTTCAGCAATCTTACCAACAGATCTACTACCTGCAAATAATTCTAACACCTTCATTAACGTAAGTGTTTAAATCTTTCCGCAAGATTATTTATGAATTGCTCCTCTGTAATTGTTAATAAATCTCTACATTTCGCTAATTTGTCAAGACTCTCCCAAAATATTTCATCGTTGATGTTCGGTCTACGAACTCCATTGTTACCATTCTTAGTTTCCTGATCTGGTTGGATGTAACCATCCTCAATAAGAATTTCAACTAATCTGTCTCGTTCTCTTTTACTACAAGAGTCAATAAATTCACTTGGGTCGATGTCTACTTCTGCTGTAAATTCTGGCATAATAATATTATTTTAATGTTTAATAAAAATATAAGAAAAAAAATCGGAAATAAAAAATTATAGAGAAAAAGATTCTCCACATCCACAGGTGCGGGATGCGTTTGGATTCACCCATTCGAACCCTTTACCATTTAAACCACTAGAATACTGTAACTCAGTCCCAACCAAATACAACATTGATTTTCTATCGATTACCACCTTCAACTCAGGTAGAGTAATAACTTCATCAGTTTCGGTTGTTTGGGTATCAAAATCCATTACATAAGAAAGACCACTACAACCACCACCTTTAACCCCTACGCGTAAAAAATGGGTATCATTACTGATACCCTCTTCCATCATAACTTTTTTCAAATGTACTAACGCACTTTCATTAATAGTTATCATAATTAATCTTTATCAATTAACTTACCATCTGGAAAATACTTTTTAAGTATTTCTAGTTTATCTTCAGCATCCACCAATCTTTGTAGAGCGATTTCGCCATCTTTGAAGAAATCATTTGCGGTGTGATCTCCAATACCAACTGATTTTTCAGTTAATAATTCTAATGACATAAGTGCCTGTTCTTTTTCTGAAATTGCATTAGCGATTAACGCCTTTACGAGTCTTGACATTTTTTTAATTGTTTTATTTTATTTTATTTAGAAGACTATCCTTCTGTACACCTCCCACTTTAATTTCTTTAGCTGTGTACACTTCTTTCCTAAGTTTTGCTAATTCCCTTTGTTGGAAGTAACATACTAGTAACAGTACGATTGCTGCACCTTTGGTTATGTTGTCTTGGTTTTTCTTAAAGAATTCTATCATAATTATAAATATTTTAAACTATTAACTCATCTGTACGCACATTATGTTCATCTAAGATTTCGTATATCTTTTCAAATACCATTTCTAGTACTTCATATTTGTCGACATCTTTATTCTCTAATGACCATTCTAAACCTTTCTTAGTGTTATGGGTTATATCCCATAAAGCCATTGCCATATCAAGTGATTTAACGGCTCTAAGATGTGCCATTCTATCGTCCACATCATTTAAATCAAATTCTATTTTCGCTTTCGCCATAAGTCACTAAGTTTTTTACCAGGTTTAATTATTCTACCAGTCTTTTCGTCCATCATCGGTGCTCGATAAATTTCAAAAGCTGTCCATAGTCCTACCACAATTAACAAAATTCCAAACTTTACCATATTGTTTTATTTTAGTGCTTGAACGTATTTTGATTTCCAAAACTGCCACCATTTTCTGGGAACGATTGGTTTACATTCTGAAAATGGGTTATCTCCAAATGCGACTTTATTTAAATACTTAGAAGATATTACATTGAAGAATATTTCGTGGTATTTTTTATCTATGGTTGCAAAATCCGCAGCAACTTCAACATTCAACGTTACAGGACCGTCTTCAGTATAAACTATAAACTGTTCTTGTAACTTAACTAAACTACTTGTTTGTAAATTTATATAATTTCCATTTCCAATGTGAAAATCTGTACCCATATTATTCTGTTTGGTGATTGTAATATTCTTCGTACTCCTTCTTAACTTTAGGGTACTTGTTTAATATATCTTCTCTCGTTAATTCGTGTCTACCCGCATCAACTCTTTCGATAAATAAATCACTTCTAAGACTATCTAAGATATATAACACCGAGTCAGTTTCACTTGAAAATGTAATATTACCACCTGGAATGTATCCCTTGTCAGTTTGACATTTAAGTAATTCTTCTTTTGTTTTTTTCAAGTCATCTAAATTATTTAGATAGTTGACTAATAAACCTGTGAAAGATAATGTGGCAACTACCACATAAAATCTAAGATCTGTTAAAATTTTCATTTCTTTTTGTTTTTAATTAAAATACTTCTTCAGCGATACCTAATACTTCAGCTAACGCCAATCCTATTGCTGCGTTACCGAATTGTTCTTGGAAGAGGAAATAACAGGCACCAATTCTGATGCCTGATTTCACTAAACTTATCCAAAAATGACTGTTTGTTTTTGATTCTTTTTCTTGCATAACCTAATATACGTTTTTTTCTTGAGATTTCAAAATATCATCGACAGTTTGTATTCTTTCACCAATCCATCTCATTACGTTTACTGTCATTGAGTTACCAACAATACCTTTAACGTTTGAGTACGATGGTTTCTTACCATCAATTTCAAAGTCAAGATAATCATCAGGGAAACCTTGAAGTCTCAGTAATTCTTTTTCGGTGAATCTACGAATACCTTTCTTATCAACCCAATAGTTTGATGTTGATATTTTACCAAACCCATCAGTTAATGTTTGTGAATATGATTTGGTTATTGTACCAGCAATTTCAATTTGTCCGAGAATACTTTTGGTACGGTCATTCCTCTTGATTCTATTCTCCTCTTCAAATTTTTTAAAACATCCTTCGTCAAATAGTATTGCTGCAGGGACTCTCCAGTCGGTTCCACGATATCCGACAATGTAGACTCTTTTGCGTCGTTGGGGTACTCCAAAATATTGGGAGTCGAAAACCCTATAAGCGATTGACCGTTTGGTACCTTGAACAATACCTCCCCCTCTGTTGATGTTGTCCGGTCTAAAATCGATACCTGTGAAAGAGGAGATGATGTCACATAAGCCTTCTTTGTGTTTTTTGTCAAAAACACCGTCGACGTTTTCCCATATGTTGTACTTGGGAGATTTTGCGTCAAGAATTCTTCCATATTCAATGGCGAGTTGAGAACGTTCGTCATCCATTCCTTTTCCGAGTCCGGCACTAGAGAACGCTTGGCACGGTGTGCCTCCGACGAATACGTCGAAACTGTTTTTTTTGAATTTTTCATCGTCTAATAAATTTAACATATTTGAATAAAATGGAACATCTGGATAAAGATGTTTAAGGACTTTTTGTGGGAAGGATGCAAAGTCACATAGACCTTCACACTCCCAACCAAGTGGTTCCCAAGCAACGGTTGCCGCCTCCATACCACTACATACTGAAAAATACTTCATACGTCTGTAAGTTTAAATTGTTTCGATACAAATGTAGTGATATTTTCGAAAATACGAAAAAAAATTAAAATATTTTTTATAATGTGGTTTAACTAATTGATTATCAGTTATTTAAAAAGTCATATTTCTCTCTTTTCCACTCGATATTTGGGTGTGATTTGAATCTATTGGTTAAAGTTTGAACAGCAGAATCAAATATTTCCACAACAGGTGTATTTGCTTTACCATATTGTTGAACTAAACTACCTTTTCGATATTGTAAGTTGATACGTTTTCTTTTGTGAACCAAAGCAACGTAGACATAAAGATTACCATTGGTAAATTGTTTACTCATACAGTTCTTCATATTATACCCTTCCACTCTGAAGTCCTCTTCGGTTGATAAAATCTTTGGTGTGTATATTTCACCATCAATATCAATTTCAGTTTCAATAATATTAACGAAGTCCTCGGGGAATTCGTATCTTAATTTATATCCACGAGCAAGATGTAGTCTAATACCCGACCAGGACTCTAACATATTTTCAAACTCGTGATCATCCTTTGCTTTAAATTTTAATTCAATCTCTCTTGCCTCTAATTGTTCTCTGATTGAAAACAACTTATTAAGATTATAAATTAAAGAGTCCGACCTCAATGTTTCTTTCTCCCAACCATTAATAAGTTTGACCATTGATTTCTTTTCTGCGTCGCTCTTGAGTTGATGTATTTTTTTATTGGGTGGCAAATCGTAACAGTGTTGTTCCCAAACAAACTGTTTCAAATACTCAAGGTAGTTGTCACCAAATAGTTTACAAAGATAATTTAGAGAACTAATGTGAATTGGTTTATCTGACTTTATGTTCAACTGACTAACTAAGTACTTTGATTTAATTCCATACGAATCAAGTATTGATTGTAGAAATTTGTTATCGTTCTTCACTAACCATTTCTTCTTCGGGTATTCATACTTGATGTGTTCATAAACACCATCGTGTGATTTAATATCCTTCATATCTAAATGATAATCAACTAACATATCGTATAGTGGATTTACAATACTTTTATGTTGGTAGTTTTTAGATTTAATGAAGTCACTTTTAAAGTGTGGTTCTATTTTTTTGTAGATAATTTCATTAATGGATTCGATTACTCTATCATACTTAACCCCCCAAAACTTTAATCTCTTTTCACCTCGATAATATCCATTCTCACTTAGTTCACATAACAACTTAAATGAATTCTTTTTAGTTAAAGATGAAGATTTGAATTGTCTTTCATCTGTTAGATTGTTGTTGTTAAGTTTATAACCAACGACAATGTCTCCAGTTGCGATGTTTAAATTAAATGTGTGGGTGAATGTAATTTGTTTCTTATATCCGTATCGTTGATAATCGAAATCAAATGTACCAACAAATTCAATATTGTTATCGTCAGAATACAATTTCAAATCACATATTGAAACCGAACCACTTTTACTGTCTACCTTTTTCTGGTTGTGTATTAATAATAAATCCATCTACATAAAATATAGATGGATTTATTTAGTTTGTGTAGTTAAAATTATTCAAAAGGTAACCTTATGTCATTGAATATATCGGTCACCCTAACCGTTGGTAATTCTTGAGTGATTTCCACACCATTTATTTTAACAGGAACCTTCTTCTTTTCTTTCCAATTAAGCGTTCCCCATCTTGAATAAAGCTCTATTTTTTGTGACAATAGTAGTAAACCATCTTCAAATATCGGTGGAGGAGCTGCGTTACAGAATGATCTTTGTTGGATACATCTACCTGATTGAATGTCAAACTCACAGGTTACCCTGTCCATACCACTTTGATTTCTCAAAGACACTATAATTGATTTATCCTTATCTGAATATGTGGCAACACAATGATGCATAAATGCTCCCTCCTCAATATAATCTTCCTCTCTCTTTAAAACATATGGATATAAAGTGTGTAATGATGTATCGTTTTCCAAACACTCTAAAGGTTTCTCTAAATCTTCTAAAACCTTTTCATCAAATTGATATTCAATTACCCATCCTTTTTTAATTGCACCCATCATTTTGGTTAACTCTCTGTGTTCGGTATTGAATTCATCCATAGTTTTAGATTTCAAATAGATTGATGAATCGTATTCTCTAATTCTCTCAATCATTCTTAGATGATCATCAACTAATTGAATGAATCTCTCTGAAAGAATACTATTGGAATCCATATAGTTAAATGAATTAACAATTCGTATTAGGTTTTCTTTCTCTTTATCCATTAAACCATATACCTTATTTTTTTCCCTTAACATTACGGCTTTAGTTCCGATATCATTATAGTCTCTTATACCAAATTTACGAGTTGACTTTTCAAATGCCATTGGGTTTATATTACCAATGTATTTTGCATAGTCACTATCAAAATAATGAATAAACTTACACAAACCGTAAATGTCAATGTTAGGATACTCGTGTAAAATTTTAATCGTTGCTTTAGTTTTAATACCTAACATATCTAAAACGGATGCGACCAATTTCCTATCGTTCTTCTTTAAGAACTTCTCAGTTGGGTATAATTTTGTTAAAAGGTAATCGTAATGACCGTTGGGTACTTTAATCTTTTTCTTTTTAACAAATGCATTCATTACATCGTTAATAAAATTTTCTTGATTTGATGCATAAGAAACACACCCCAATTCAACTTCTAAAGATTCCTGGATTTTACGTGTAAATAAAGTGTCATCAAAATTATTTTGATAATCATCATATAATCTTGAGTATGTATTTATTCCCTTTGTTTTAATTGTAAGAAATGATGTGTTCTGAATTAAATTATGTAATGATTGAAATGCATTTGTTCTGAATACTTGTGAATTTTGTTTACCTCTACTAGTTTTAGTTAGTGTTGTAAAATTACCCGTAACCAAATTAAAAGTTAAGGATTGAACCATATAACTTTTCTTAAAGTAAATGCAGTTATATCCTCTATGTTTATCTTGACGGTAAAGTTTGATTGTAACTTTATCTCCGTGTCTTCTGATAGATCTTTCGATTGTGGTTACGGTTATTTCCGATAGAGGTCTACCATAGTGACTCTTAATTTGTCTATCCTTTGTTGTTTGAAATGAATTGTTACCTAACTTATCTTTCTTTACATAATAAGTTAAACGAAAACTTTCTTGTACTGGTTCAGTTGTTGCAGCGTAGAATACCTTTTTCTTTTTCTTTTCAGGTAACGAAACTATCTTACCTACAGGCCTCAAAGAGTTAAGTAGATTCTCTAGTTTTTTGTTTGGGGTATCCCAATCGAAGTCTAACTTATCTAAATCGTCGTTCATTGATTTAGATAATTCCTTTTTCTCGTCTAATCTACAATAATCCTTAAATGGGGTTATTGTTGCATACTGAAATCTTTCTGTTAAAATATCTTCCATCTCTCCAAGTTTAGGGTACAAATATAGTAAAAAAAGTTAGAATATACGTATTTATATAAAAAAATATATTATGGCGAAAGCAAAAGGTTCATCGACAGCTCAAAAGGTTTCTTTTGGTAAAAAAGGTAAAGGTAAATTTAAAAAATCTTACGGTCCAAAGGCCCAAAAACCAAAGAGATACAGAGGTCAAGGTCGTTAATTTAAACGACCTCCACCCCTAAATGATTTAAAATATCTAGGTTCATTTATTGAGCTAATTTTTACACCTTCGTATCTATTAGCTGCGTGAACAAAATAGGTGTTGCCTATATATGTTCCACAATGCCATCCGCTCGGGGATTGTTTACTCCTAAAAAACAATAAATCCCCAACCTCTAAACTATCCCTTCTAATTCTACCTGTTTGATTCCATTGTTTATAACAAACGTTCTCAAGTTGTTTTGAATAGACATCTTGATATAATCTTTTGTTAAATTGGGAACAATCAATCCCTCTTTCTGTTTTACCACCCAATTTATATGGTTTACCTAACCATTTTAAAATAAACTTATTTAGTGTGGTGTCCTGGGTAAAAACCCCTTCGTCAAATTTATCGACGGCCGTTTGCCCTGATGCGGTTAATACCGACAGGGTCAAAATTGTTAAAAATAAAATTCTCATAATAATCCTAATAAAATGTACGATAGTTTGTAACCTGTAAACGCACCAAGTGCAGACGGAATTGGAAATACTATCATCTTCCCAAGATCTGTAATGTATTTTGGTCGGTTGACAATTCGACCCATAAAAAAATAATAAATGATGTAACCTAATAAAACGGCAATATCTGTCCTTGTTGCGATAAACACAACTAAGGTTGCACCAATAAACCCAAAGGTAAAGTTATCTCTAACACCTTCCCAAATTTCAAACCAGGTGGCGTCCTTCCACTCCTTATATATTTTTTTGGATTTATTTCTCATTATCAAACCTCCCCAACTCTTGTTGTAAAAGTTGTATTCTTAGTTTTTCTTTTGGTGTGATAACTTTCTTTGATTTTAATTCTAAAATCTCTTTAACAATTTTTTCTTTATCGTTCATATCTAACATTTTTAAGTGACCAAAGTTTTTTAATTTCGGTCCGTTTATAAAATTATCCATAAATCTACCTTCTTCGACATTTAATAACTTTTCGATTACAGAGTAATTTGTAACTAACTCGTCACCCTTTTCAATGTCACA